ATGAAATTGAAAATACGGTACAGCATAAGTTCATGGTGGCTAAAGAAGCCCTTCCAAAAGAGGAGGAATTTTTACAGGCTTACAAAGACACTCAAAAAGAGTCTGTGCTGGTTTATAATTCTGTTCATGAATCCAATCCTGACATGCCAATTAGTAATCCAATACGCGAGGTTAACCGCATTCCGGCACCACCAGAAATTGCCGAAGCCTTTAAAGGAGCTGATTCTCTCATTCAGAATGTATTGGGCTCTTACGATGCTAGTCTTGGGATTAATAATAATCAGCTTTCTGGTATTGCAATCGTGGAGGCTGCTAGTCAGTCAAACGCTACTGCTATGCCTTACATCGTGGGCTGCTTACAAGGGTTCCAACGAGTAGCTGAAATATATGTGAACTTAATGCCCAAATACTTTACTACTCCACGCACCATTCCAATCCTTGATGATGATAAGCGACACTTTGTCAAAATCAATCAGGAAGAAGGGCTGCCGATGGATTTCGACACCAATTCACTTAATGTAACCCTCAAGGCGGGCGCAAGCTTCCAGGTTCAGAAATCAAGAACCATAATGATGGTCAAAGAGATGATGGGTATGTCGCCATTGTTTGCTCAGTTCATTGCTGAAAAAGGCTTGAATTTTGTACTGGATAATCTTGAAGGCAAAGGTGTTGAGCAGCTTAAAGCATTAACTGATGAATGGTTGCAAGAATATCAGAAAGAGAAACAAGCAGCGCAACAAGCGGCACAACAAAATCCTGCTGCTATGAAAGCTCAAGTCGATATGCAAAAAATGCAAATGCAAAACCAGCAATCCCAGCAAAAAATGCAACTCGAAATGGCTAAGCTCCAGCAAGAAGAGAAGAAACTTGAAGTAAACCTCAAGCTTGGCGAGCAGTCATCAACCGTTCAATTGGTGAAGGCGCAAACCGAACATTTTGCAAAACAGGTTGATTTGAAGATTAAAGGCCATGATATGCGCCATCGCCATGTGAAAGAAGCGCTGGAGTTTCATCATAAATTAAAACATGGTTCACAAGGAAGTAGACCTAATGCAAGCTAGAACGTTGTTAACTATTGGTAAGCCAATGGATAAAGATGAATGGGTAATCTGCGTTAGCAATGATTTGCACCGATTCGTTATTCCATGTGCTCGGGTTGAATGGTCAATTCCTTGGTACGGCAAAGAATTTCATCCTGAGGAAATTAAAGAATTAATAGGTTTTTTACAAAAAACATTAGAGGAGAGAGAAGAAAATGAGTAAGATTAAATGGAATGACCTAAAGGACGCCACGCCAAATGAGCTTAAAAAAACCTACAAGCTCAATGATCGTCAGCTTGAGAATCAAGTACGCAAACATATGGATGGCGCAAACCCTGCTGAGCGCAGAGGATTGTATGAAACTGTTTGGTCTAACAAGAAATAGGAATTGCCATGCCATTGAATAAAGGTGCTAAACCAGGAAGCAAAAAGTTTGGTGAAAATATTGCTACTGAGATTAAAGCAAATAAACCAAGAAATCAGGCTATAGCAATCGCCTTTTCTGAGGCTAAAGAAGGTAAAAAAAGGAGAAAAAAGAAATGAATTTTAGTGATGCTTTAGAATTAATAAAGAAGGGCGAATTATTATCACGAACGGGATTAGATTGTGGATGGCATAATAAAGAGATGTTTGTCTTTTTGGTAAGTGGCTCACAATTCAAAGTAAATAGAGCCCCTTTATTGGGCATTTTTCCAGAAGGTACGGAAATTAATTATAATCCTCATATCGATATAAAATATCATGACGGCACTATTGGTATCTGGACACCTTCTATGAATGATTTAATGGCGGAGGATTGGATTATTCACAAAGGAATTGGTCATTACTAAGGAAAACAAATGAAAATGAAGAAAAAAGACATCAAACAGCGCGAAAAGAAAATGTCAAAGCATATGGACGCAACACAAGACAAAAAGCTTTTTAAAAAGATAATCAAAAAGGACTGCATGAAATGAGTGATTTAGAGCAGCGTTTAGACGCGGTATGTGAGTCAATGGAATTAGCGAAAGCTGAATTTGAGCAAGCCACTCAATGTTGCGTTGAAGCAATTCAAGGGATGAATCGACGTGTTGAACGACTGGAGATTTTCTTAAATGAAAATTCAACTTGGAACTTAACAATGAAAGTCAAACTGGAGCGTATAGAAAAATGGATAGAGAGCGAAAAAAATCTGGCGGCAAAGTCTTAGACAAAGACCCGTATGACAGACGAGAAGAAAAAGTCACTAAAAAGGCTTTCAAATCCGTTGAAAAATCGGTCAAACCTGTTGCCAAGGACACCAACAAGACTCGCAGAAAGGAAACCAAAGCGCGACTTGTAGGCGATACAGTGCCAGCGGTAAAACCTAAATCGAACCTTAAAAAAGACATGAAAAAGTCTATGAAAGGTAAGTGTTAATTCATCACAAGGAGCGTGCCATGCAAATGCTTTTGACATTTATTGGTAGTCATTTACTTACTATTCTTGAAGGTTTATTGGTTCAAGAAGAGCCTGTAATTGTAGCTCAAGTTGAAAAAGAAGCTCAATTATTGATTGCTAAAATTGAATCTCTGTTGCAAGCCAAATCACCAGCTGCGGCAGCTGCTTTAAATCCTGCAATTAATTTGGTTGGCACATTGGCAAACGATGCGGTTGCGGCTGCGGGAAACGCAGTTGCTCAAGACGTTGCCAAGGCATCGTAAGGAGCTTAAAATGGCTGAAAAGAAAAATTGGATTTCTGGTGCTATAAAAAAACCAGGCGCATTAAGAAAAGAATTACATATAAAAGAAGGTAAAAAAATTCCCGAAAAAAAATTAGAAAAAGCAGCTAAAAAACCAGGAAAAGAGGGAAGAAGGGCAAGATTGGCAGAAACATTTAAAAAAATGAAGAAATAAAGATAAAATAATTAACTCTTTAATAAGGACATTAAAATGAGCGAATATAAATGCAAAGAAGGAATGATTGATAACCGTATGGTTAAGGACAATCATCAACAAGGTATTGAGCGTGTAAAACAGCGTAAAGGCGATACAAATCGCGCAGACAAAGAAGGCCATAAAGGCAAGATGGGTATGAATATTCCCAGCGAGTCACATTGGAAACGCAATGACATTTTAACCCCAAGAAAAGCATAAGATAAGGACTATCATGCCTACGATATATCAGCTTCCAATTCAACAGCCTGCGATGGTAGGCGTGAATCCAAATTTAAAATTTGCTGTATTTGGTGATAATCTTGCAACAATAACCGCTGCTGGTTACCTTAATTCAGTCAACCTTGAATCTAATCCAATTGCTTCCACCGATGTTTTACAAGTGTTATATAGCTTCAACAATGTCACCAAAGTGGGTACTTATGGAGTATTTACGGTATCGATTAATAATAGTGGTGTTATCACGCTTGTTGAATTTACTGGAACAAGCGGTATTGTTTTACCAACAATTGCAAATCATATTGCAACCTTTACCAATACAACAGGGACTATAAGCGAAGACCCAACAACAGCTATTTCAGGTGGAAACATTCAAGCTGGACTATCTGGTACGGCTGGAACTTTAGCCTCATTTCCTGCTACTGCTAGCAAGGGTTCGTTAATTGTTGCTGGTGTTGCTAACACAGGGAATACCAATACAACCATTAGCAATGCTGCAATGGGTCAAGCCTCGGTCATTAGCATTCCTGACCCCGCCGCTGCAACTGCTGACTTTGTTTTAGCGCCAGCTGCTTTAGTTAATAATAATCTTGTGAAAGCAAGCGGTACTGCGGGTCTTGTGGCTGATGCGGGTTTTGCTGCTGCCAACGTGATGCTGAATAACGCCGTTAACACCATGATAGGTTCTGGTCAAATTATCCTTGTTAAGGCTAATGGTACAGAAGCTGCCAATGCCGTTACAGCAAGTGGTAATGCTGGGGTGATAACAACCTCTTCATTGACTACAGCTGGTGGTGCTACTTATGCCATTACTTGGACAAATACCAAAATTACAGTAACTTCTGTAATTGGATTAACAATCCAAGGTGGTAGTAATAATGCCACAAATAACATTACCTTTACTTGTGTTCCAGGTTCTGGTACAGCTACATTAACCATATTTAATAATACCGCTGCTACTGCTTTAAATGGTACACTTTTAATTGGGTACTCAGTTTTATAAAGCGTTTGTTCCCTGGTTGGGCTTAATATTTTTCCTTCCTTTTTGATTAAGCCCAACATTTTCAATGAACTGGTTTCAAATTATCTTTGAACCATTTGTCCACATTTTCCGCTGTATAATAAACCTTACCATTTAGTTTGTGATATTTCGGACTATTGCCCTCATAACGCGCTTTTCTAAACCAATGAATGGATAGGCCATAGCGTGCCGAAACCTCTTTTTCTACTAAATATTGAACACCATCCAATAATAACATAATTATCCTTAATTAAGTTCAAAAGTCTATCTAAACATCATATTTCATTCCATTTAATTAGTTAACCTCGTTTACGTCATATTGATTCAGTAAAACTAATATTAAGTCATACCGCTCTATACGCCTCATTGTTGGTTATCCCTTACTTGGCTACCCTTAGAGTGTGAAATCGCAAATGGTGCAATGGACTGCAATTCACACACGAGACCCGCGCGTAATGCGGGGATGATTTATTCAGCGTGGCGGCGTAATAGCTCGAGACCTGTTCGATAGGCAGAGGAATTACCGTGGCGGGGCAATAGCTAGAAGGGACTGTTATGGATAATAGTGTTATGGATAACGTGTCTGATACAACTCAGGCTCAGGTACAAGAAACCGCTCAGCAAGCACAAGAGCGACTTTTTAAGCAATCCGAGTTAAATGAGATTGTAGGGCGAGCAAAGCATGATGCTGTTGAAAGTTTTAAACGGCAACAACAGACGCAATATGCGCAGCAAGCACCGCAGTCAAGTCAAGCTCAAAGCTCTAAATCATTGTCGGAAGATGATGTTAAGCGACTAACAAGCGAAGAGTTAGCACGCCAACGCGATCAGTGGACTCGTGAAGCCCAAGAGAAAGCGGACGCAGAAGTGGCTCAGCGCATTGTAAATAGCTACAAAGAGAAAATTGCTCCTGGGAAAGAGAAGTATGAGGATTTCGAAGCCGTCACTAATAATGTCGATATGAGATATTATCCAAATGTCGTTCAGCTTTTAGCCGAGTACGTGGATAATTCCCATGATGTTATTTACGAACTAGCAAAGAACAGAACAAAACTGTATCAGCTAGAGTCAACGTGCGCTCACAACCCTCAAGATGCCATTTATGAAGTGAAACGTTTGTCAGATTCTATCAAAGCAAACGAATCAACCTCACAGATGAAACATGCCAATAGCCCTTTATCTCAACAAAGACCTTCTAACACCGGAACGGATTCAGGTAGTACTCTGTCTATGAAGGATTTGAAGAGAAAGTATAAGGCATAGGCAGGAAATTACGCTCTGAATCCTAACTTAATGGATGAAAGTTAGGAGTTATTAACATGGCAGTTTTTCCGAATAATATTTTACAAACCGTCCAAACCTATCAACGGTCTGGTCTTGCGCTGTTACAGAACTTATGTTGTCATATTTCTACAGCTAATACAAAATTTAAAGATTTTGACAAAATTCAAGCCAATTTAGGCTCGACTGTCACTTTCGATTTACCACCACGTGCGACCACTACAGCCGGACTTGTTGCGTCATTTCAACCCGCTGTTCAACGTGTTCAACAATTGGTGTGTGACCAAGCTAACAACAGTTCATTCGCTGTTACCTCTCAACAACGTATCTTTAACTTAGAGAAAGGTGAAGAAGACTACATGCGAGTTTTCGGAAAATCCTTTATTGCTGAATTAGCAACTCAAGTCGAAGGAAACGTGGCTCTTAACTGGGCATCTGCGGTTCAAAGTCAATTAGATGGCACCTTAAACACGTTTTCAGGACCATATCGTTACTTCGGTAATGGTTCTACAGCATTGACTTCTTACCAACAATTAGCGCAAGCCATTATGTTCTTCAAGAACTACGGCTCTGTTGCTGAGGGTATTAAGGTTTATCTTCCTGATACTGTGGTTCCTGCTGTTGTAGGTAATGGTCTTAACCAATTCGTTCCTCATCGTAACGATGAAATCGCGATGTCTTGGGAAATTGGGGACTTCGGTACTCCATTAGTTAGCTACTACCAGTCAAACTTAATGCCAATTCACGTGTCTGGTGACACTGGTGTTAATCAACAAACATTCACTGTTGTAAGTGTTAACGACCCTACTGGCCAAAACGTAACACAAATTACTGTAAGCGGTGCGACTGCTAGTGATGCCAATGCGGTGTTCTCTGGTGACTTGTTCAGCTTCCAAGACGGTGTTTCTGGTCAGCCAAACATGCGTTACTTGACCTTCGTAGGCCACTTCCCAAGTGCCAACCAGGTTCAATTCCGTGCTACTGCTAACGCTGCGGCCAATGCCTCTGGTGTTGTAACCATCAACATTACTCCAGCATTAAATTGGGCTGGTGGACAAAATCAAAACCTAAACAACCCAATCGCGGCTGGAATGCAAATCCTTGGAGTTGCTTCTCACCGTTGCGGCGGTATTTTGGGTGGCGATGCGTTCTACCTTGCTATGCCTCAATTACCAGAACAAAGTCCTTACGATACTGCAAATGAGTATGACGATGACACTGGCGTGTCCATGCGCTTGACCTACGGTTCTCTGTTCGGTCAAAACGAGACAGGCATGATTTATGACGAAACTCATGGTTCAGTAATCGTTCCTGAGTACTCAATGCGATATGTTATACCTCTTTCTCAGGGTTAAAGTTTGATCCATCTTCAAGATTAGAGGATAATATCCTCTTTAATCTTGAAGGAATTGAAATGCCAGTTGTAGAAAATTGTTCAAAATGCGGTGAGAAAAAAGATAAAGTAGACAAAGACGGCGTTGGTAGATGCTCTCAGTGTAGAAGAGAAAGAAGCAAAGAACTTAGAGCAAAAAAGCGCGCTGAAAAAGGACTTCATCCAATTGGTAGTGGTGGAAGAAGTCCCCTTTGTTATAACTGTGGAAAACTAAAAGAAAACCCTAAAATTGGATATTGTCATGCCTGTAAAAGAGAACAAGATAATGAATGGAGACTAAAAACTGGCAGAACAATTAAACATCGCACGGGAAAATGTGCATGCGGAAATGAATTTGCGAGTTATAGTCGATACCAGTGCGTAGATTGTTATCGAAAATATAGGCAAGAAAAAAGACAAGATCCAGAATACAGGGATAGAACCTTTAAACAAAACGTAAGGACGTTTACAAGGAACTGCATTAAAATTGGCATTTTAATTAAGGAACAATGCAAGATTTGCGGGACGAATGAAAATGTTGAGGCTCACCATGAAGATTATACAAAACCTTTAGATGTAATATGGTTATGTAGAAATCACCACCGTGAACACCATAAAAATCAAATTAGAGGAGAAGAAAATGCCTACAGCTCAAATACAAAATGAAACCATATACGCATTGCCACGCCTATATACTCAAGGCTTGCAATTATCCGCTGCCACTCCAACTGCTGCTACAGTAGTTTGTGTTGCTCCTGGTGCTGCAAGAGATTCCACTAACAGTATCGATATGGTTGTAGGGTTACAAAACTACTTCGGTATTGATAACCCAGCGCAACTATTCAATGGCTACCAACCAGGGTTATTTATTAACTCAGCGGTTAATGGTGCTAATGGTTTAGATACCGGTGCAATTGCTGCTAGTACTCAATACGCAGTGTATTTAATTGGTGATTCACGTAATTATCAAAATACTGCTGCTGTATTAAGCTTGACCAGCAATACTGCTCCATTGTTGCCATCTGGTTATGATTCCTATCGCTTGATTGGTTTCTGGGCTACAGATGGTTCCAGTCACTTCGTGTACGCAACCAATAAGCCTCAAAACATTGCTGGATTGTTGACTTATTACAATTCCCCTGCAATTTCTGTGTTATCTGGTGGTACAGCGACTTCCTTTACAGCGATTGACTTAACCACTAATAGTGCTATTCCAACCACTACACTAGAGAACATAATTGTTACTTTGTTAGTAACTTTTACTCCTGTGGCAGTAGGCGACGCCGTTCAGTTTAGACCTACAGGTTCAAGTGCTACTGGTGGATTGCCAACAATCACTGGTGCGGTTGCCGGTATTGCTCAAAGCCAATACATCCAAGTAATTGCGGGTGTAGGTTCATCTAAACCTGAAATCGACTACAAGGTGACTTCTGGTTCTGATGCTGTGAGTGTGTCTGTAGTTGAATGGGCTGGTGTATCTAACAGCGCTTACCCTGCTCTAGTTTAATAACTTAAGGAGTGAGTTGTTATGCCATATTTAGCTCAGGACTTAATAACTCGCTCCTGGTTTTTATCAGGGATTGTTGCTCGTAATTTGCAAATACCTACAGGCGATCAAATCTATGATGGCTTGCAGATGCTTAATGATTTGCTCAATTTTAAACAGATTGAAACCGATCTTATACCTTATTGGCAATACATAACTTTTAACGGAGTGCCAACACAAGAATTTTATTTTTTACCTTATGTTGCGGCCGTTGAGTCATCGACCTTTAATTTAGATGTTGTCCGCTATCCAATGGTTTCAACAAGTAGAACAAATTATTACGGCTCATCACGAGTTGATAATATAAGCACATTACCGTTTTCATGGAATTATAACAGAGGTCTTGGTGGTGGTATTTTTGCAATGTATTTTAAACCAGACCAAGCTTACCCCATTAAAATGCAAGTTAAGATATTTCTTACGGATGTGACTCTTCAAACTGATTTGACTAATATTGCAGAAACATTCACCAATCCAAATAATATCCCTAACTACACGCCGTATACATTTATAAACAATAGTAATCAGGGTTATGACACAGCTTATATCGAGTATTTAAGATATGCTCTTGCTAGATACTTTTGCAGTGAATATGGTATACTATTTAATCCTGAATCAGAAAAGATATTAATGTCGTATCAAAGAAAGTTAATGTATGAATCTCCTCCTGATTTAACAAACAAAAAAGTGTCAATTTTATTATCTGATAATCTAACAGGATTCAATTGGGGAGACGTGAATATTGGTCACGGCTGGAGAAATTCTTAACAATACGTATTATTTTTTATCTATTAGCGAGGTTATTTGAAGAAGATTAAGCGTTGTGAAAAACATAATTTAGAGAAAAAAGAAATAGGAAAAAATAAACAATTGAGATGCAATGAATGTTTTAACGAATATAGGCGAAATTATAATTTAAAGAATATAGAAAAAGTCAAAGAAAAAAATAAAAAATATAATGCTTTAACGAAACAAAGACGTGAAGAATGGACTAGGCAAGACAGAAAAGAGAATCCAGAAAGGCATAAAGAATATGGTAGACGATATTATCATTTAAATTTTATTCAATATCAGGCAAATAGAACAGCCAGAAAATATGGGTTATCTTACGATGATTATATTGAAATGATTAAATTATCTAATGATAAATGCGCTATATGCAATCAAGAAGAAAAAAGAAGGCTAGGAAAGCAAGAGAAATTAACACAGCTCTCTATAGACCATAACCATAAAAATGGAAAAGTTAGGGGCTTAATTTGTTATGGATGTAACTTAATAATTGGTTATGCCGAAGACAATATCCAGCTACTTAAAAACGCGATAAGCTACCTAGAGAAACACAAGCACTTCATGGATGATTCAATCGGAGTTATTCAATGACACAACAAGAATATATTGACCATGCTGTACGTATTAAATTGCTAGAAGAAAAAGACAGGGCGTTTGTACATGATATAAAGATACAATTGCTTGAAAAAACAACTAATGACATTAAAAAAGTAGGCTATTGGATTCTAGGTACAATTATTGTGGGTATAGCTTTACCTGTAAGTTTACATTCCTTTGGACTAATATAGAAGTCAACAAGAACATAGATTAACCCCGTAAGCCAAGGATGGTTACTATGAGCGATAGGCCTGATTTGATTGACCATGAAGTTAGATTAAGGCTAATAGAAAAACGTCTCGATGACTTTGATAAGAAAGACAAGTCCCATCAAGACACATTGAAAGGGCAATTTACATGGATAATTGGCACGGTAATCACGTCCATAAGTGGATTGATACTCCATGCCATTAAATTGATTTAAGGACGATTAATGGTTGCTCGCGGGCAGAACTTCAAGGAATTACCAGTAAACATAGTAGGCTCAAGCATCTTTGGTCGTTACCCAAAGATTAGCATTGAAAAAACCTACAATATGTTTATGTCTGATAATTTCATGGTGCCATATTCTGGTTATGCGATTGGAATTCCTGCCTCTAATTTCCTTAATTCCATAGAAGGTCGAGCCATATTCACAAGTACCAAATTCAATGAATTGGTAGTTGTGGAAGGCAATAGTGTATTTTTAGTGAACATTGTTTATTCACAACAGCAAGAGAAGGTCACGTTCTTCCAAGTCTTCAAGATTGGTACGCTCCAAACACAAACCGGTGTAGTCTACATCGCAGAAAATAACAAACCACAAATCGGAATCTCTGATGGTACTGCGTTTTATGTTTACGACCCCACTTTATCACCGGTGTTTCAGGCCGTTCCCTTGAGTTTTATTCCAGGTTATTTAACCTTCCATGACACATATTTTATTTTAGCAGCATCGAATGATTCATTTTATTCACCACCTGCTAATAATACTTGGCGCTTGTCAGGACAAAATGATGGTCTAACTTGGGCTAATGATAGTGCCAGCATCGGTCTTTTACAAACCAAACCAGATAATGTAAAAGCAGTCGTGCGTTTCCCGTCCAAAGGGAATATGATATTCGTGATGGGCAGCATCGTTACAGAAGCTTGGTTTGATACGGGCGCTCAGTTATTCCCCTATCAACGTAACAATCAATTTAATATCGACTATGGCTGCTTGCAACCGGCGACAGTCGCATATATGGATGAATTTGTAGTCTGGCTGGCCCAAAATGAGAAAAGTGGTCCAATTATTGTATATTCTGATGGTGGTATGCCCAAAAAGATTACTACTGACGGGATTGACTATCTTTTTTCAACACTACAAGACCCTGAAGATTCACAGGCTTTCCTATACCGACAAGATGGACATCTTTTTTATCACATTAATTTTTATACCGATAATCTATCATTGGTTTACGATTTTTCTACTGAAAAGTTTTACCATGCTTGCGACCAAAATCTTAACTACTTTATTGCCTCTGAAGTAGCATTCTTCAACAATCAATACTATTTTATTACAAAGAACAATGGAAATTTATTCGTATTTGATACTACTATTACCACATATCAAGATGTGGACAGCATGGGAAACATTATCACTCATGAAATTCCTCGCATTAGAACTTGTGCGAATATCAGAACTCCAGACCAGAACTATCAAATTATTAATGATATTGGTTTTACTATCGAGTCCGGTGAAACTGATTACCAGCAACAATCACTAGGTGAGATAATATTAGTAACCCAGTCTGGAAATATTCTAGTGACACAAGGAGGAATTCCACCTTTAGTCACTCAAGATGGTCATGACTTAATCGCTCAAGACGGAACCCAATTCATAACCCAACAAAATACTGGTGGAACTACAGCGTGGCTTATTGCCCAGCAGATGGCTAACACTGGAATCAGTAATTTATCGTTACCTCATGTGGATTTGTCAATCTCTACGGATGGCGGCGCATCGTTTGGGAATGAATGGGCTTACTATTTACCTCCAATTGGTCATAGAAAAAATAGATTAATGTGGTGGCAGATTGGAATTGCCAATGATTTCGTGCCTCAGTTTAAATTCTGGGGAATGGGGCGTTTTGTAGCTACTGATGGTGTTGTTAACGTAAGGAGATAAACATGTCTACGCAACAACCCATATTACAGGCCATTTTCCCAGACTTACCACGTGAGACACCCGTTATTGGTAGAGATGGTGATTTTAGCCCTCTATGGAGTCTTGGGCTTTCTGCTTTGTTTCAGGCATTGCAAGAAAACTTCAAGAATGAGGGAATTATTTTCCCAAGATTAAGTGCTGCGAACATTGCCAATATTCAGGCAATTTATACCCCATTAATTGGTTCACCATTGCCGCAAAACATCCCTGATATTAGCGGCCAAACTGTGTTCGATACGACCAATCGAGTTTCAAAACAATTTGTAATAACGTATGATGGGGCTACGCCACCGAATATTGTAACGGCAGCGTGGAGACAATTTGTATATCTATGATTCAAGGATGAATTATGAGCTGGTTTAGCAATATGTTTGGCGGGAAAAATCCCGCAGACTCAGCAATGCCCTATCTTAATCAGATACCTGGGCAGACGCAAAAATATCAACAGCCCTGGTTGCAAGCTGGTCAAAATCAATTACCTGGTCTTCAAGACCAATACAGCCAATTGATGAACGACCCAGGTGGTCGCATGAACAAAATTGGGGAATCATTTAAAGAATCTCCAGGATTTAAGTTCGCAATGCAACAGGCTCTTCAAGGAGGTAATCATGCGGCTGCTGCTGGTGGCATGGCAGGTTCACCTCAACACGAACAGCAAAATATGCAATTAGCAACTGACCTTGGCAACCAAGAATATAATAATTGGATGAAAAACGCGCTTGGCCAATATGATTTCGGGCTTCAAGGCTCTCAAGGCATGGCAAATCAAGGCCAACAAGCAGGGCAAAGTATGGCTGATATGATTGCTCAGACCTTAGCACAACAAGGTAATTTGGCTTTCAATGGTCAACAACAACAAAATCAAAATAAAAGTGATATGTGGGGCAATATATTCAAAGGTGCTGGCTCTCTTGCAGCGTTTAATCCTTGGGGTATGTTTGGCAACATCTAAGGGGCAATAATGACATTTTCATTCACTAATTATGCGGGCATCGCTCCAAGACATTCGCCACTGAATGATATTATTGGCAAAGTTCTTGGCGGCTATAATGAAGTCACAAAGTCTAAATATTTAAAGCCTGGACTTGAGGCCGATATTTTTCATAAACAAATATCCCCTTTAGCGATGCTGGCCAGTAGCCCCTATTTCTCTTCGTTACATCCGCAACAACAACAACAAATTGCGGGTTACATTAGCCAAATGCTTTCCAAGCAAGGCATGGGCGGTCAAGGCGGTATGGGACAAATGCCAGGAATGCCAGGCCAAGGCGGTGCGATGGGTGGTCAAGGCGGCATGATGGGCGGCCAACAAATGGGCAATGAAGGCCAAAATCCTGGAATGGGTGGGGAAGATTCTCTTGTGCCTGGAAATCCAGGTGAACACTTTACTGGGAAATTTACAGAATCGCCATACTCTGGCGGCACAGCCCATCGTGGTAGCCAAGGTGAAACTATATATGCGCCTACTGGTGGAGGGGTTCAGAAGGGTCTTGATGTGCTTACAGAAGCCAAAGGACTGAAAAAGCTATTCAATGAATATTCAAAAATAGCTCCTAAAGTTGGCGGTGCTGGTGGATTTAAAAGAGACCTCTCAAATGTAGCGAGTGGCATAGGTAAAACTAACCTACCTTTTTCTCAAAAAATATCCGAATTTTTGGGCGGCTCTACTTTATCCAACGAAGCAGCAAGTGTCGAAGCCTACAAAGCGCAAATGGCACCAGCGTTAAGGGCTATCGGCTTTACAAATCCAGAGATTGATGGACTGCTAAAATTTTACCCTGGTGAAACAGAGAAAAATATTCAAGACCGTTTGGAAAAAACATGGGCTGTGATTGAGCGTAAAATTAAAACGCATCAAAAGAATTTGAGTAAGGGAATCAACGCCAATCAAAATGTTATCAGCGAGAATGACGTCCCTCGAAGTATCGATCAGAAAATCGCACGTGATGAGCAAGAAAGAGCTCAAGCACAAAATAACAATGGCAGCTATAAAGAAGCACCACCTGGAACTATTGGCTTATACCGTAAAGGTAAGATGTATTATATTCCTCAAAATGCAGTAAAAGAAGCATTGAGCGAGGGGTTTACCTATGAATGATAAATGGGAACAATATGCCGCTCAACCTGCTGAGGACAAATGGGCTCAATATGAAGCACAACCAATAGAAAAGAAATCATCTAAAAAGGCATCGGGAACCAATAAAGATGAAGAGCAATTGGCTGCGCTTAAAAAACAACATCCGCTAATGTATAAATTGGCCGAACAATTACAAGGTTCTCCAGCACTTGAAAAAGCGGGGAATATTGCAGGTCATTTCAATAATGCTGTTGAACAGACTGGATTGCCTTCAATTGCTAAAGGATTTTTGGGTACTGGTATTGATATGGGACGCGGTATTGCTAATCTCATACCAGGTGTAAATATTCCCAAACAGCAATATAAAGAGCTCAATGTAAATCCTTATGTTGGCGAAGGGGCTGAAACTATAGGCTCTTTGGGAATGGGTTTACCTGTTTATCGAGGTTATCAAGCTGCTAAAAAGGGCATTGAAGCGCTTCCTTATGCCAAAAAAATACCCGAATTGATTCGTAACGTGCTGGCGGGAAGTGGTGTTGGGGCAGCAATTAGCCCAGACCATAGAGGTTTAGGGGCTGCACTTGGTGGTGGCGCAGAAACCGTTCCTTTTGCGATTCGTGGCGCAAAGAATTGGTATCAAGGTCGTAATACGCCAGCGCGTGAAAAAGACCTATATAAAGCCATGATGGAACACGAAATGCAAAAAGCAGATTTAGAATCGTTAAAAAATCTGTCCACGCATAAATTTGGTAAAAACAATCCCGAAGCACTGTTATTGAGTGCTCAGGACAAAGCCAAACAACTTGAAGAAGCAGAAGCTTTTAAGCGCAGACATTTCCCTGATGAGAAAATGTTACCTGGTCAGCAATTAGTACCAGAAGCAGAGCATGGTGTTCATAATGTGAATGAAGTGCTTAAGCAAACCTTAGGCGAAGGCGGCACACACTCACAAGACCTGTCAAAGCATGTAGTTAATGCTATTGAAGGCGTTCCTGTTATCGAACCACATCCTAAAACGGGATTGCCACGTGAAGTGAGAAAGGGCGGTCTTCGTGAAGAAATAGGCAGCAAATACGATAAACTAGAAAATGATTTGCCTAATATAGAAATTCCTGGTTCTCCAGACATGGAAGCTGTTGAAAAAGAATTGCAGAAATTTACCAGCGACAAAGCTAATTTAAGCGAAGAACAAAAAGATTCGTTTAGAAAAGCATTAGCCGCCACACATCCCTCTACTAAAAATAAAACCATCAATGGAAAACAATTCTTCCGTGCGTACCGCTCATTAAAAAGAATGGAAGGCAATCAACGTTCAAAAGCTTTTGGCTTGTCTCCAAAAGAGCATGATGAATGGATTGAGCGCGCTAACGAAACTAAAAAAACATATGAAAATATGGAAAAGATTATTGAGCAACATTTTCCAAAAGATACAATTAAAACGCTTCATGAAATCAATCATGAGTACGCCAATAAAGTGGCACCTCTTCATGAAAATCCAATGTATCAGCAAATGCTAAAACATGGGAAATATAAAGGTGATTTAGCCGAAGCCCTTTCAGGAACAACACCTGGGAATAAAACACTGAATAATTTAATTCAGAGCAATCCAGAATTATCTCGATTGGTTGTTGGCCACTCATTTGCTGAAAATCCTGCTAAACTAATGAAACCCAATAAAGCAATTGAGCCTTTTGTACGTGCCAATCCTCAGATTGCAGAATTAATGGGTCATCAAAAGGCAGCTGCTTCTGCTCTTGAAGCTGCTAAAAGAAATGAACAAATGTATAAACACATTGAAAATATACCTAAACTTGGTCAAGAAATTCATGAACAAAGAATGATGGCTAAGCGGTTAAAACAAGAGGCCGAGGTTGAAGGATTAACCAAAGCCGAAGTTGCTAAGAAAAAAATTGAATATGAAAAAGCCAAGAAAAAACTTACGTCAACAATGAATAAGCTGATTACAAGTACACTTGCTACAACTGCCATTACTTATGGGCTTAAAAAAATAAGAGAATAAGACTGTAAATGTTTATTTTTTATCCATTAAAGTGTATTATGCTTTTTTATTAACCTAAATGAGAGTAAGTAATGTTGCTTTATATGTTCATTTGGCTTTCTATTTATGCTTGTTTGTGTTTTCTAGAAAGTTAATGGCTGACTCAAGATATTCTGGATTATCAAAAAATTGACCAAGACCAGAATTGCATCGTTGGCACAATAATCCACGGATTATTTTTGTCTTATGACAATGGTCAACAGAAAGCCTTTTTGGAGAACCATCACTTTTGGTTCCAAGTGCCGACTCTGATTTTTTGCATATAGCACATGCGTAATTTTGTTGTATAAGAATAGTCTCATACTCATTGATATCTAATCCAAATCTTCTTTTTAAATGAGAACGATTTTTATGATATTCCTTGGTGCTATTTTGGAATCTACATATATCACAATAAGGTGATAATAATTTCCATTGGTAGGGTTTGAACTCAGATTTTGGTTTTATAATACGGCATCGAGAGCATTTTCTTTCAATAATTTCATCTGAAACTGTTTTGTAACGATGTATGGATGAACGAGTATTATTGCATTGTTTACATACAATTTCATTGCGTGGTGGCTTTCTTCTATAAACTTGATTTTCTGTGAGATTGCCATGAATTTTACAAGCTTTAACAATTACTGACATAATCACTCATCCAGTGTCATCATTTTAAATGCAAAACCAGGCGATGATGAGTCGCTTTTTGCCTGATCGAGCTAGGTTTTGCGGTGTATATTATAGCAGAGTTAGGCTACAATGATAGCAATATAGAGAAAGGACTTCCTATGCCTATTAATACAGATTTACTGATTGCAGCTGCAATTCTTCAAGATAGCTTCGTAGATAAAGACGGCACACCTATGTCTGGTGGAACGGTCACATGCTATCAAGACAACAGCCGAACTACGCTTAAGAATTGGTACTATCAATCAGGCACACCTGGGAATTATACATACATTAAATTGCCAAATCCATTAACATTAAGTGCTGCTGGAACCATCTGTGATATTAATGGCGTTGATACCATCCCCTTCTTTTATCCTTACAGTGAATTAGACCAAAGCGAAAGACAGCCTTATTATATTACGATTGTTAATCATGCGATGACCAATCAAATCACGCGTGCAAATTTCCCATTCCTTGCCAGCGAAGAAAATGAAATAGGGATTGGCTCACATGATAATTACATCATCAATAATGGATTTTGGCGCAACATTGGCTCAGCTAATTTAACGAATGTATTGAACACTATAGTCGCACCAAGTCAACATGACGGCTTTAGTTCACCTGATATACAGTTTTTCAAAAACGTCACAGGCGGGGAAGATACACTCACTTTCACTAATTTTCCTCTGACCACGGTTCCCATTCTCACTGGTGATATTACCCCAGAATTTTATATCAATCACACAACAAGCAATACGCCAACAGGTGAAACACAGAAATGTTATCAGTTTCCGATCTCATTACATGTTAATACCCTGGCCTCTGTGCCTTTTACTGTAACCATCCAAGCACAAAATGCTGGAGGAACAGCAACAGGTCAGAATGTGATTAATTTATTTATATTGCAAAATACTGGAACTGGAACCACATCGCCAGCACCATTTTTGATAAGTTCAATCACATTAAATGGCGCTTGGACTAAATATGAATTTACTAGTGTCTTCCCTGCAACCTCAGGACTTACTCTAGGAAACGGTGGTGATGACGCACTTTATTTACAAGTACAAATGCCACTAAATATTACCTGTTCAATTAATTTCACAAAACCATCTATTTATTTAAATAATGTAGCACCTACCAATAGTTTTCAAACGTACGACCAGGTTGATGCGATTATTAATAGCCCAAGAACAGGCGATATACGCACCAGCATTAATTCTTTTTACCCTTATGGTTGGGTGCCAATGAGTGATGGCACGATTGGTTACAATCCAAATTCAATGGCCACCTATTTACCAACTGCTTTAAATTCAAAACAAGCATGGCAGCTTTATAATTTGATATGGACAATGTTTCAACCCTACACAGGCGTTTCTTCTAATCCAATTTGCCCCATGATTAACTCAAGTGGCGCATCAATTGCTTATGGTGGCTCGGCTATAGCTGACTTTAATGCCAATAACTCATTAACCCTTACAAAGATGATGGGTAGAGTGATGCTAGGCGCTGTTCCGCAAGCTGCTTTGATATTGGCTTATGCGAACAACTTCACTGGAAGCAATTCAGCTGGTAATTTGCTGCTTACGGCATCAGGAACCATGAATTTATGGAACGGAATGCCTTTCCATGTATCAAATACAGGTGGCGCATTACCTGGAGGGTTGGGACAAAACACTGTGTACTATGTCTCTGGATTTAATGGAACCAATACCTTTTTCGTTGCAACTTCTTTTGCTAACGCATTATCCGGTACAGTAATTGGTTACACTTCTTCCGGTACGGGAACATCCGTAATAGATACATCACTTGCTGGCACCACGACTGGTGAGTACGCTCATACTCAATTATTAAATGAGATGATCGACCACGTACATGTGGCCACACCTGCAAACTTCGTTAATACAGGCTCAGGCGGTGTATTTGCAACAGGCGGTAATGGCGGCTCAACTGGATTAACCGGAGGCGTATCAGGTCATGGCGTTCAAACGGCATTTAACGTGACACAGCCCGCTACGTTCTATAACATATTTATGAAGTTATAACAGGTCGATGCAATAAACATGATGTTAAAATGTGTCGAAATTTAGGGATTTTTTAAACATAAGGATATGTTCATGTCTACGTTATTAAATTTCGGGCGTGACGTACAGGGCTTTAATGCTTACGCGCCACAGTTCCCGACAGATATTTTCACAGCAACCTTAGCGGCAAGCACTGCTGAAAGTGTGACTGTTCCCTCTAACTATCCAAGTTTTATAATGGTTGTTCGGGTACAACCCAATGGATGGTGCTGGTGTTCGCGCACAACTACAGCTGCCGTTCCTGCTGGTGGCACTTTGGCCGCTGCCAAATCCGAATTGATTGCTGGTACTATTGAATACAAAAGAACTGTTTATGCTGCGGATGTGATTAGCTTTATCACACCAAATACCACTTGCGACATTGAAGTTGCTTTTTTTGCGAATAGTTACCCATAAGTTATGTGGTTAACCTAAGACAAGGAATGTTAAAAAATGGCCATTGAAGAAATGTTTACCCAGTTACCCACGGTATCGTCATCTACTTTGAACGATATTATTTGTGCGGTACAAGGATATGTAAGCCCCTCTGTTCTTGGGCTATCCACACAACAAACATTACAACAAGTTTATAACCTGTTTCAATCCAATTTGATTTTATTTAATGCTGGAAATCCCAATGGGTCAGTGGCAGGAACCACCTATCAGTTATGCTGGGACACTGTTGATTTGATTTTGTGGGTGTGTACCACATCAGGCACCTCAACAACCGCAGTTTGGACTGAATGTATTAATCCCCAAAGTAACTGGACAAGTGTTGTAGCAAGCACTCAAGCAATTGTACCGAACATGAGTTATGTATGTAATAACGGTGCCAGCCTTATTACTTTTACCCTACCAGTAACGGCAGCTTTTGGCACAATCATTCAAATTGCTGGCTTATCCTCTGGTGGCTGGACATTAGCGCAAAATATAGGGCAATCGATTAATTTTGGAAGTCTGGCCACAACGACCGGAATAGGTGGAAGCTTATCATCATCAAATAAAAATGATTTTATAAGACTTCTTTGTGTCACTGCAAATACTACATGGAATGTAATTAGCTCCGTTGGCAACTTAACTATAGTATAAGGACATCATAAAATGGCTACAAATAATGCTACCAATACACCAGAACTTACCCTAAACGGTCAGACATTTATTGGTTCTACAGGCTTAAATCCGGTTGCCGCAACTTTGACAGCTGGTGCTGGAATATCCATTGTTAATGGCGCAGGCTCCATTACTATTTCAGGCTCAGGAAGCTCTGGATGGGTTGACCAAACAACTGGCTCCGTTACGATGGCAGTTAACACTGGCTATACATCAGATGATGGCGCATCGCTTGTTACCTTTACGCTACCCGCAACTGCTGCTATTGGGGACTTCGTTGAGATTAATGGTAAAGGCTCAGGATTATATACAATCGCTCAGGCAGCTGGACAACTTATCCATTTTGGTAATCTTGTTTCTACCACTGGGGCTGGGGGCTCTGTTGCGTCCACTCTACAGTATGATTGCATCAGGCTACGATGTATTACAGCAAATACCACATGGGTAGTCGTATCATCTGTAGGTAACTTTACTGTAGTTTAATTAAGGGATTATTATGGCTACGAATAATGCAATTAATGCAAATTCAACGACCCCGTTGCCAGTAGTTGACGGGGGGACTGGAGTAACTTCGGTTACTATCTCTCCAACAGCGACCGCCTTTGCCGGATGGGACGCTAACAAGAATTTGTCTACTAACAATCTTATTGATGCTTATGCGACCACTGCAACAGCTGCCGGAACCACTGTTTTAACGGTATCTAGTGCGTACCAACAGTTTTTCACTGGAAGCACAACGCAAACCGTTCAAATGCCAGTAGCCTCTACTTTGGTACTGGGTCAATCCTGGTTAATAGTGAATAACTCCACTGGCACTGTAACCATAACCTCTTCTGGTGGTAATACCATCACAACAATGGCGGCCTCTACACAAGCCGTGGTTACTTGTATATTAACCTCAGGAACAACAGCTGCAAGTTGGAACTCCAACTATGCGGCAAACGTAGTGGGAATTGTCGCCATATCGGTTCAGACCTTTACCTCAGGAACAGCTACCTATACCCCAAGCGCAAATACCATTTTGTGCGATGTCTATGTAACGGGTTCGGGTGCTGGTGGTGGTGGGGCGGCTGGAGGAACCTCTCCTCAAGCTGCTGCTGCTGGTGGTGGTGGAGCAGGAGGAACATCAGTTTTATACGGTGTTGCAGTAGCCACTATATCAGGCCAAACAGTCACAGTGGGTACTGGAGGCAATGGAGGTACAGCCGGAAATAATAATGGCTCAAACGGCAATACAAGTTCGGTTGGGGCTGTTATAACTGCAAACGGAGGCACAGGAGGAAGCGGGATGCCTTCATCAACCAATACTAACTCTGGTGTGACTGGTGGCGCAGGTGGTACGGCTGGCTCTGGTGGTTCAATTAATATAACTGGCGGCAATGGTGGAACTTCTACAGCAAACGGGGGCTCAGGTGGTCCAACTCTTAGGCCTGGGCTTGGTGGCGCTTCATTTTGGGGCGGTGGTGGTACTGTGTCGACGGCCGCATTAGCTGGAGGGAACGCGCCTGGTACAGCTTATGGTAGTGGTGGTGGCGGTGGTGGGGCTACTACTGGGAATCTTGCTGGTGGTAATGGCGCTAATGGCATAGTCGTTATTGTTGAATATAAGTCATAAGGATAATTATGAACGCTTTAATTTATCAAGGTTATGTAATGCAATTGGAAGAAGTTCCTTTTGCAGTCCATCCTAATTATCAGTGGGTTTCTTGTGACAACACTGTTCAGGTTGGGTATAGCTATAGCAATGGGGTATTTTCTGCCCCTCCGGTTCCCGTGCCAACTCAAGAAGAAATATTAGCTTCTTATCAAACTGCAATCCAGGCGGCTCTTGATAGCAAAGCACGTGAGAAAATGTACAATGATTCAATTTCAATTGCTACATACATCAATAGCACGAATGCTTCCTGGAAAGCCGAAGCAACTGCTTTTCTGGCATGGCGTGACGCAGTATATGTTTATGCGGTCAATATTTTGACGCAAGTTCAAAATGGTGGCGCACAACCCGCTTTATCTGATTTTATTGCAGCACTTCCCGTGATGACCTGGCCAGACTAAGGATTAATATGACCGTTAATGCAAAAGATGTAGGGGCGTTAGGAAATGGTATTGCCGATGATACAATGGCGTTGCAAGCCGCGATTAATCAAGCTTATTTGAATGATGAGTACCTTTATATTCCCTCTGGAAATTATCTTGTAAGCTCCTCTTTAATTATGCCGTTTGATAGCTCAGGAACATTTAACAAAGGCAATTATATTGTTGGTGACGGCATGATGCGTACTAACATCGAAGTGACTGCGCCAAACACTATTTTATTTAAATATTCGCAACCAAGTCCATTAAAATTTATGTTAGGCGGTGAGATTTCTGGGATGACATTGAGCGGCAATAATCAATCAGGCTCCGTGGGCATTCAAGCACAAGCCTTATTTAGTCAGCGTTACAGCAATATGCAGGTGACTGGATTTACCAATGGATTTAATATTGTGAACACAGGCAATCCAGGTGATAACGATGCGTGTAATCACTTAATCATTGAAAACAGTAGAATTGAAAATTGCTCACAATGGGGTATTTTTAGCACGTTGGCCACAGGCAATAATGAGACTTCTTTTATAAGCATCAGAGACACAACCATTGAATCATGCGGTACCAGTGCTGGCGCTATAGGTGGTGGTATGTATTGGCGTGGTCAAGTGCTGCAATTTGATAACTCAGCTTTTGTGGTTAATAAAAATCGCGGTCTTTATATCGAAGGTGGCGCGGGTCTTGGTAGCAATGTACTGGCTAATAGTCTTTGTTTTGAGAACAACCAAGGAATGAGCCTACAATGCTATGGCATCACAGGGATGGAATTTAACAACCTACAAATCTATAACAATGACGCTAATGTGGCTCAATATGGCATTTATCTTAATGCGCAATCAAGTTACATAGGTCAAGTTCGTGTCAATTCGGCAAAAATTCGCGCAACAGCTGGCAACAATCCTTATGTGGCATTTTTAGCGGCAGGGGCAAATGTGGCGGCTGGGACAATCGTTGCTGATGGTAAGCAGATTCGCTGGGACAATTGGGGTTATGCGGGACAAACTCAATTCTCAGGATTTACTGTTGTATAAATAAATTAGCAAAGGATTGCTATGACAAATGAAGCAATAACGCCACAAGAGCGGTTTGATTATGCCGTTAATGTTATTTTGGGTCATGAAGGAGGCTATTCTAATGACCCAGACGACCCAGGTGGTGAAACCAACTTTGGGATTACGCAAGCCGATTTAAATGAACATATGAAGGATTTCACAAGCTTCCCTTCGGATGTCAAAGATTTGACTAAAATAGAGGCCGAATATTTCTACAAAGTCGTTTATTGGGACAAATACAATTACAACGCGATTAATTCATTATCGATTGCCACCAAGTTATTTGATATGTGCGTTAACATGGGCGCTCACGAGGCTCATGAATTAGCTCAGCGCGCTTTGGGCTATTGCGGCTATAGTTCTCTTGCTGTTGATGGAATTCTTGGTGGTCACACGTTGGCGGCTATTAATGAAGTCTGTTTACATGGTCGTGAAGAAGACTTAATGAATGAGCTCATCAACGAAGCCAAATGGTTCTATGAACATTTAGTGGAGGAAAAGCCTGTTCTTAAGAAGTTCTTAAACGGATGGATTGATAGAGCCTCATGGTCATAGAGCTTCCTTGGCCACCAAGCGTTAATCATTATTGGCGACACACAAAGAACGGTCATTACATCAGCGCTGAGGGCATAAATTATCGTGAAACAGTCTTTTATTCTTGCGTGAAACATCGAGGCACACTTCCAGACGATGCTAGATTATCGGTTCGTATAGAAGCCTTCCCACCGGATAAGAGAAAAAGAGACCTGGATAATGTGCTTAAGGCGCTTTTAGATGCGTTGCAGAAAGCGGGCGTTTACAAAGATGACAGCCAGATCGACTTTCTGGCCATCAATAGAAATCCTTCGAAAGAAGGAAAGGTGAGAGTGGAAATAACCGAGCTCTAAAATGGAATTTCGCTGTCATTAAAATCATTATAAGAAGCTTTCTTTTTTTCTTGACTGGGTTTTGATTCAGGCTCTTTTTTCTTAGCGCTTTGTATAAATTTTATATCTTGAGCCGTTACCGAATAAATGTATTGGCCAGCGCGTTCGCCCGTTTCAATTTTCTTATTATTAATCTCACCACGCACATAAATGCTATCTCCTACATGAACATATTTGGCAGCAATCTCAGCAAGCTTGCTAAAGCAATTTATATTGTGCCAGGTCGTGCGCACCTGCTTTTCACCGCTAGAGTCCTTGTATTTCGTGGTCGTGGCCAAGGAAATGACGGTTATTTCACCGCCATTATTTAATGTTTTGGTTTCTTTTTTGCCAACATGGCCAACTAAAATAGCTTCATTTATCATCATATTGTCCTTTAAATTGACCTTTATTATTTATTTTTCTATTCTTGTAATTTTCTTTTGCGTGATGCGCGCTATGCTCACTACGTGTCATAATCTGTAAATTATCTAGACAGTTGTTCGTTTTATTACCATCTACGTGATGAACCACTTCTTCTTTTTTTAATTTCCTGCCTAATTTTGTTTCCATTATTAATTTATGTTCACTTTTGTGTTTGTATTCTCCGCGAGTTAGTTCTATATATCCAGATGGCTTTAAAGTTCTTCCCTTGGCATTAACATTACTCCATGAATTTCTGGCTATAGAAATATTTTCTTTCCATTCTTCTGTAAATATTCTTTTTTTACCTTTTATCATGCAGGTTCTTCCATCTTTGGAGGCTATTCTTATTCCTTCTGTTCTTGTCCTAAGCAATCCTTCCTTCAATAAAATCAACCTTATCGTAGAAGGTGCTCTATTTAGTTGCGTAGCAATCTGTGCGATGCTTAATTTTTTGTTTACATATAAAAAACAAATATATTCTTTTTGATTTAATTGATTATTTTCCACGCGGATGGCTTCGTTAATCATCAAGCTTTCTCCAATTGTAATAAAAATATGCGTGCTTGCGCATCGGTTAATTCCTCAAGTACTTCAACTTTATGATAGGCCAAAGCTTTCTTGATTCGCTCTTTACTGAACTCTTTCAACATCATTAAATCGTTGATTTCATCTATTTGTTCCTGGCTTACTGGCAATGTAGTGCTGCCTGATTCACGGGCTTTTTTAGGCGTGTCAACAAGCTCTCCTGTCTCAGAGTCAATCACATTGTCCTCTAAAATACTTTTGAGTTTTTCAGTTTGCGTATTGCCTTCAATGACGCGAATATTCTGGGTTTCTTGTTGCGGTATTTCAGCATCAGAATAAGTGCCAGAAAGGACTTCCTGAAAGGCTTGGCGCAACGCTTGAGCTTCCGCTACCTTCTTTATCATCGTCTCAGGCTTTGACTTCCACAGGCTCTGATTGGCGTTATACTCTTCCATTGTCACCATCACATAAGTGTATTTAGAAGATGTTTTGCGCTTAACAATACAATAAGCCCCTATTAATTGACCTCGGTTAGAAAAGCCATAACTGTGCTGAATCTCATTGTTTACGATTTTAAATTCATCGTCTGAGTACACCGCATTTACTTGGTGGTACTCATAATCTTTCTGGCGTTGTGCGGCCTTCCTGTAGCCGTCACGTCCTAAGAATATACTCGCTGGTGTGCCTTGCTTGTACTTAACAGCCCATATTTCCCGCATGAAGGGATTGAGTTGTGTGGCTTTCCCAAGCTCTACTAAAAAACTAAATTCAATATCTGTTAAAGGAGCGGATGGAGATACTAATTTTCGTATTTCAGCTAACTTAGATGCGTTACTCCACATATCAATTGTTGTATTATTTAATGCTATTACGTTACTCATGTTATTCGCCTTTCGCAAACTTGATGCCATCTATGAATGATTGTGCTGCTATAGTTGCCTCTTTTTCAGAGGCATAATCACTTAAGGCATAAACCAAGTCACTATTAGCAAAAATATCAGCCATCCAAATATCCTGTATTTCCCATGTTTTAAAGTAATAATTAATCATTGTGCCATTCCTTTCATTAAGAAGGTTCGAGTTCCTCTTTTGTTAGCCTTCCATGAAACAATGGGTCTTCCTGATTCGTCTGTGAGACATTCTGCGTCTTTCATAAATTGCATGATGTTAAATTTGTGCTTTTCTTCAACCTCACTCAAAGCCTTTATTTTAAAGCGTGTGTCAGCCAAAGTTGTTAATTGTTCTGCTACCTCTGGCGCAATTGTTACAGTCTTTTCTGGGTCATGTTTTGGGTACATGAGCTTCAAATCAACTTGGTTAATAGGTTCAGGTGGGGTACGAGTTTGAACACATTCCCAGAACTTTTTAGCCGCATCAATAATCTTTGATTCCAGGTCAAGGTCACGAGTGTACTTAAACTCACGGTAATCGTTGCCACCAATTAATACAGCAATGTAGGCGCAATCTGCGTTCATTACCGCGCAATAGTGCGCAACTTGAACCAAATATTGCATAGGGATAACATCAGAACCGTCTTCGCCCCATTCATGAGCCATGAAACCAGCAGAGCATTTGACTTCAAGCACGGCATTCCACTCAGGAATGAAACCATCGACATTACCACGTAGAAAATCGTGGAAAGGGTGAACCAATGTATCGGGCGTTTCAACTGCCACATTGTTTCGTTTGGCGAACTCATCACGGATAACACCTTCAAGTTGATGACCCCAATATTGAAATGGCGTCATTTCACTATCATTTTCGACTTCGCCAATCTTCTCAAGGTATAATTGATATGGGGTTTTGTAATTGGATAGACCTAGAATTATTGGCATGTCGCTACCACCAATACCCAGTTTACGTTCTTCGCGTTGTTGTTCTGTAATCATAATAATTGCTCTCTATTGTTAAATTTATTATCTCTGGTTAAAGAAACAAAATCCGTGTTCATAGTTCCTTCCTTAGTCGCCAATCATTGGCATTGACACATCATGACAAATATAATATCATTTGTCAATACTAATTACGTTTGTTATAGAGGTTTTTATGAAGTTCAGTGAAGTCATGATTTATTATGATTATAACATGTCTAAGATTGCTAAGGCTTTAGATACGAGCCGCCAATACGTGTCGTTATGGAAAAAAGAAAATCAAATACCGTTCCCAATGCAATGTATGTTACAGGTCATTACTAATGGGAAATTAAAGGCGAGCAAAGATGATTGAATTACCTTGGGGTGAAAAGTGGGTGGTTAGATACAAGGAAAAGAGCGGGGCAGCAGGTATGGGAATGGCGAATCACTGGCAATGCTTACCGATAATGATAAGCCAGATTTTACAAAGCGGTGGACATGGAATTGTGATAACAGATGAGACCATTAGACCGAAAATTATAGATGTAACTGGAGAAGAAAATGAGCAACACAGCAGCGAAGTACACACAAGAGCAATTGGATATAGCCCTATTGAAGAACACTAATGAGGGTATTTTAAGAACTTTATCTCGCATAGAAACCGAGATTAAAAGTCATTTTCATTGGACTATGGGACTTATATTAGGTTTATATACGATTGGAGTTGGTGCGCTAATTAGTGCGCTTGGTAAAGCTTATGGAGTGTTTTAATTATGAGTTGTATTACTGAAATAGAGTGTCATTCGATTATCGATCAGCTTATCGAGGTGGCCGCATGACCTTTTTTGAAGCTTTGCCGAGTATTTTATTATCAATAGCAGTCGTTTCTCAAGCTAGATGGATATCGAACCTAAGTGGTCGCATAAACAAGCTTGAACGTGTAAACGCCACAAAGCAATGGCTTGATGCTATAGAGAGCGGTGAATCTCCAAGTGATTTGGCGTACATGCGAGAAAAAGGTTTTCTCAAATGAATAAAACATTAAAACCAGAAGACATTTATGATGTATTTCATTCTATGACCGAAATAGAAATTCACGCAGCCACATCGACAATTAAGGCCGGAGAAGAAAAAGACCAATTAATGGGTCAAGGTTACATTTTGGCCGTAGAGCGTTGCCCTAATATTCTTAGGTCGATTATGAAGGATGTCCCATGCTAGATAAAGCCACCAAATATAAAGCGGTTGGATGTGCTAACAAGTCGTTGCATTTTTTGCAACAACTGAAAAAGCACGTTCAAATTGGTGATGGATTTACACAAGCGCGCGCAGCATATGGATTAATGCTCATTGAAGCCTATTTGAATGGGCAGTTTTTAACAGAAGTTCAGGAGTTCACGGGTCATGAAGATGAAACCAATGAAAATGGAAATCGATAAGTATATTTATGTAGGTTGCATTCCCGTTTATGCCCATCCTGAGCGACCAAAAGACCAATCATTTTGTATAAAAAGAGATTGTCCTCATTGTAAAAAACCGATGTGGGTTAGTGAGAAAAAAAGACAGCTTGAAGAAATTGACCCCGAAAGAATGAAGGTCTATTGCCTGGAGTGTTTAGCAATTGGGGCTATGAATCAAGGATATGAGCCGGAATTATTTGATATAGGAAAGATTAAATGAATAAATATTTATGTATCTGCGGAGTCGGATTTAACAGAAAAAAAAGCTGATGACCACGTTAAAGTTTTTAGCGATGTGGACAATTCATGGCCTCACCAGGTAATGAAACGGAATTGGAAAGGACGATTTCTTGATTTTATATTTGAATTTCCTTGGGGAAAGTGTTTCAGATTAATAGGATTAACTCTCATTTTATTTGTATTAGAGCATCATTTTAAAATTGATTTTACCATTTGGGAAGCCACTTTTTTAGGACTAGGAATAGGATTATACATTGACTAATGGACTATACAATGAGTACTCAGTGCTTACGGACGAGCGACATACCTGGCGCGTGGAAATAGAACAAGGTTTATGGCACGAGCCGCTTGTGTTACAACAGTATAGAGAAAACAGAGAATCTAATCTGTGGCGCTCGACAAGAGAAGTGGAAAAGTTATGCGAGTACGTTCTTTTTTTAGAAGAGCAACTCGCAAAACATAGGGAACACATTTAATAAGGATTTTATTGTGGAATATAAGACATCACATTATGTGCTTGGTGAAACTGAGCCTGAATCACAACCTCAAAAAGCTTTATCCGAAATAGTATTTTTGGTTAAAGAACGTCTTTCTGATGCCCTACATGATAATGATAGTGGACTTGCTGGTAATCATCCCAGGGTCATTATCTCAATGGTAATCACCAATATCCTCGTAAATTTATTATTTAATTCTATCGCTATCACTGATGTAAGCAGACGCTTGAATATGGTCAATGAAAGCCTGGATGAAATAAAAGAAATGACTTTAAATCTGTGGCACGCTATGGAAGCCCGTAGAGCCGACACGAAGACCCCACACTAACTTAGAGGTAATTATGACCCATCATATCGTTGAGCCGTATGGTACAATTACAGTACCCGCAAATAGCGGTAAAGACCTTGTTAAGATAAAGTTAAATACCGAGAGTTTGACGACATTATTAAGGTCAAATATTTCTTGCCATATGAACAAAACTCTGAACCAAGAGCTAATTGATACGCTTACAAAGCAAATAATTGAATCTATTGATTTTTTCTTGAACAATCCTGTCGATTAATTTTGGACTAGATTATATGAATTTGAGAAATTAACGGTTACTATATCTAGGAAGTTTTAGAGGCTTCCTGCCTCACTACTTTTTTATTATTAGGTCGTTTGAATACAATCCGCCAAGATACTTATTCAAACTTTACACGTCACGCGAAACACAAAAAGTTTTGGCTTCGGGCTTTTTGTTATGGACTACACATCCGTTCGCGCTACTACCATAACAAGTGTGTTATTTGCATTGGGCGATTAACCTACACACATAACAAGGGCGATTATACACCATGACGGACGACAATAACAACAAATCACAAGCATATGGAATAGAAAAGTATGAAGGTTCTTTTGACCAAGATGATTTAGGCGTCACTCAAATTCCTACTGAAACAATCAAGACGATAAAAAACTTTACACAGCTCGCTTTATTTACATTTCTTGCCTCATGCTCCAAAGACTGGAGACTTAACGCAAAACATCTAGCCACTCATTTTGACTGCAATAAAGAAACCATTTACAAAGCAATTGACGCGCTCATTGCTCAAGGCTTCTTAACACGCACCCAAGTAAGAAACAAAGGGAAGTTCGTAAGATACCATTATCGGTTAAGTTTAAGACAAATTAATAAATCGACCGAACCGAGTCTGGAAAAACCGTATACGGTCGAACCAGATACGGAAAATCCAGACGCATATAAAACAGAGAACTTAACAAACAAAGAAGTTATATTAAAACCCTCTGTCGATTCTAAATCGACGGCTAAGCCTAAAGAGTACAAAGAAGATTTATTATTCATGGAATTTTACAAGCTCTACCCAAACAAACAAAAGCCAACCATAGCCTACAAAGCCTTCTTGAAGCATAAGCCTACGCCTGAGTTTGTGGCTATGCTGATTACTGACCTCATGGAACGCATAGAGGGGAACTGGAAGGGAAGAGATAAAAGCAAAATACCATTTCCAGCAACTTACCTGAATGGTCGAGAATGGGAAGGCGAAATTTACGACAATGTAGTATCGACCGTTAAGAAATCGACTAAATACAAAACATGGGATGAAATTGTAGGGGACGTCGCATGAAACAAATAGGCGATTTACTTAACGTAGGTAGCTTATCTGTAGCACGAGACGAAAAACAAACTTACACCACCATTGACCCATTGGCAGTTAAACTTGTTGAGTATGTATTTGCTAAGTTCTATGTGCTTTGTCGTGGTACTGATGCGTTATTCGCTGATGAGAAACGCAAACAGGCTGAAAAAACACAGTGGTATGCTTCATTCACGCGCCAGCAATACACCTGTGTAGACCATATCCGCAAAGCATTGTTAAGGCTAGAACGTCATAAATACCCAAACCCACCACAGTTAGGCGAATTTTTATCCTGGAATGAGTCAAGCCCAGATGATTTAGGGCTTTTAAGCAAAGAACAGGCATTTAACCGTAGTGCTGAATTTATTCGTGATGGTAGTGTGAAGGGATTATCAGACGATCAGAACATGCTAATTGGCTTATCAGTCAAGGAATCAGACCGCTATTTCATGCGCAATAACCCGATAAGCAAAACACAGCCAGTCTTTCAGCGTAACTATGAGCTAATCGTAAAAAATTACCTTGATGGCAAGATTGAGCCAATACCGAAAGGCTTAGAGGATAAGCACGAAGAAACCCAAGAGCTACAAAAGCAGCAAGAAATCAAAAAGGACTTTGATAATTTTAAGGGCTATGAGCAATGTATGCCTGAAATAAGAAAAATGTTAGGGATGAACGCGGATGGCTCACCAAACACCCATGTTAAGCGACGATGATTGCAAGTCGATTATATCCATACTTTGCAAGCGTTTATGCGTAAGACCAAAGCTTGTCGTTGAAAGACTAGTAAGCGAGGATGATAAAGACGATATGAGAAATGGCGATTTAACTATCGACCAACTCGAAGCGCATATCAAAGTATGGGTAGCTAATGGAATGCCTGACTACGCACACGGTAAAACTGAAACCTATCACGATGAACAAAAACGTATTAAACGCGAAAAACCTTTTAATACCATCGTAGAAAATAACGAAGGGCTAATATATCGCAAACCCTTCGTTCCATATGCTGATTAGCTTAAGGCAAACTGCTGTAGCTTTAATAAAACGATATTACCATCAGTATCAGCGATAATATTTCTACGCTTACCCCGTAGTATATTCACAGTAAGCTTATTATCGATTGTGGCTACATTGACCTTACAGTCTTTGTTTTTCTCAATGATAGCCCATAGTACAGCCATTATCTTAGTGATTAAGTCCATTTTAACCCTCTCCATTTTCTAATAAGTCGATATGACCTATTACCGCAAACCGAGCCTCTTGTTCAGCTTCAAAGAAATCATCTGATTCAATTTCACCATTATCATAGGGTGGACATCCTGTCCCGTAAATAATGTAATACCAACCGAAATCAATATCATACTCAATGATAAATTCATAACAACTGTATTTTTCTCTGCTCATTATGCTGCTTCCTCATCACGCCATAAATCATATTCATAATCAGCGCGTTCATCCGCAGCACGCTCACAATCATCACACAAACCACAGTGGCCATGACATTCGTTCTCATCACCATGCCAACCGTCCATCATTCCTCGATAGCTCATGCTGCAACCTCCATGTTAAGTTCACAATATTGCCTGAACTTAGGAATCATCCCGACTAGCTCATCCAAGCTGTCACTTTTTTTATGAATGAGTCCATCAACCCAAAAACGATACTCAGCTTTTTCATCACCTGAGCATGTATGACACCACATGCTTATTTCAATATTAGAGGACTTACCGACATTAACGCGAACCCAATTTGCGAACTCACGTAATTGATTGATTTGCTCATTCATAAAAAACTCCTATCTCTGGTTAAAAGTAAAATTATCTTTGGTTAACGAAGCTATTATGTCAAAGTAAATAACACATGTCAACTACAATTTACAATAATAATAATTATGACTTTATGTCATCAATATAGTATGTTAGTATTTGATTTATTAGATAAGCTAAGGATAGCTATTATGTTGTGTCATAGATGTCGTGGTACAGGAAGATACTTAGGCAATGGGATGATGATGACCAATTGCACTTTATGCGATGAGGATGGAAAGCCAATCAAAGCCGAACAACCTAAGATTGACCGTAAATCCAGTTCCTACCAGAAAGCTATAAAAGATATTATGGCTATTAACCCTACTATATCCCGTGCTGAGGCTGTTAAGATGTTTGACAAGGCTTATGACAAAGTTTGAGGTCAAGGATGACTAAGAAAAAAATAGGTGCGCCTACAAAATATACTGAGGCTCTTGGGAAAAGGATTTGTGAGTTGATATCAACTCATCCTCACGGATTACCTACGATAATTCGCATGTTTCCTGATTTACCTGATAGACAGAGTATTTACAATTGGTTACAGATACATAGAGAGTTTTTCGACAGTTACATGCGCGCAAAGGAACAACAAGCGCATTTATTGGCTGATGAAGTGCTTGAAGTAACGAATGATATTCCAACTTATGAAGATAAAGATGGTCATGACAGAATTGATAGCGGAATGCTAGGCAGAGGAAAACTTCAAATGGACGCATTACGTTGGAGTGCCGCAGTTCTTGCGCCCAAGTTCTATAAAGAGAATAAGAATAATGAAAATAGCAATACAGAAGTTCATGAGGATGTTATGAAGCGTAAGCATGAACTGGATGAGAAGAATAAAAAAGAGTTTTGATAAATGAGTAAAGCGAATTACATAAATGGGCGGTTGGTGACTGATTTTGTGCGGTTACAAAACTGGCTCCAAAGTCGAAAGCTTGATTCACGAAATGAATGGGATTTACGATGCCATGAGATGGATTCTCACGAAATGGCAGAACACCAAGGGTACATGAGAGCCATTCAAAGCACGATTGATGAATTGTGTAGGCTTATGAATGATTGGCCTGACTTAGATGCTCGCAGGCCGTATAAGAACAATACTAAGCCGGAATAGGCATTGTATAGCTCATCTACCAAGGTGTAGAAGGAGTACTCGGGTTTGTTACGGCATTCCCAGCAAGGACGCTGCGTGCTTCCATCACGTTTATTGCTAGCAGCCCTCTGGAGAGCGCCTATAGCTCACATGCTCAAATCGCTCCCTACTGTTTGGTGTAAATTATGATTGACGAAGAAATTGAAGATACACCGTACCTCACAAACAAGCGATTACTTGTCGCGTTTAAAGAAAGGCTTGATGAATTTGAAAAGCAATTAAATCAAACGGTGGTGAATTTTGATAACTCTCAACGTTCCACGGCTGCTGGATTGCAGAATGTTTATAATGAGTTTAAAGCATTAGTATCAGGAACAATGCTCGCTTCAACTGAAAATAAGATTCAGAAGATGAGGGATGAGCTATATAGCCTAAAACGAGATTTATTAGATGATATAAAGTTTTTAAGGAAGTGTTATAAAGTAATGCCAGCAATGAGCAAGATTAAAGAGCTTGATGACGAATCTTTTGAGAGATTGCAAAAAGTATTGGCTTTAATAAGTTAACTTATCTACCCACGGTAGAAAAAGTTGAGCAATCGTTATGCGTGCGCTCCTTTATTTAAGGATGATAAATGATAGGTCATGTATTTAAGTACGAAATACCAAGTTTCAGATGGGCTTTGCTGCCTTATGTGGAAGAAGCAGTTTAACCATATCGAGGACATGCTCGAAAAGGTATTATTGGGCTATGGTGAAGTTGAAGAGTTTATTGAGATTTGCAAACAAATAATTGAATATAACAGTTGAATTAGTAGGTTTTTAGTATGAATGAGTGGATTAGCATTAAAGAAAGATTGCCAAACAAATTGCAAAAAGTGTTGTTTCATTGGGTATTATGTGACTCTTTTGGCAATCCATGTGTAAAGAATGTTTCAATGGGCTATTTATGTGAAGGAGGCTGGGATATTTATGTGCCTTATCACTCATTTGCTTTGAGGGCAGATGTTTGTCCCGTTACTCATTGGATGGAATTGCCAGAATTTCCAGAGGATGATGGATTTCCCTTTCAAAGCGCAAACATAATTGAGATGCCAGAAAAACCTACTTTAGAGCACACCAAAGATTTTGCTGATAAGTTTTGTAGAGAGAATGATGAATTACTTAAGAGGCTGGCCGATCGATGAATAAAAAATCAATACAGAAGCTTGAGGCATTATATAAACGCATTCCCGAGATTGAGTGCAAAGGCCTTTGCCATCAAAGCTGTTCCATTGTGCCAGCCGAAGACTTAGAGATTAAAAGAGCCAGAAAAAAAATTAGCTTTAATCCATTTCGAGTATCAAATAAAGACGTTGAAAAAACAAAAGCAAAAGGTGAAATACCAAGTTGCGGGGCTTTAAAAAACAAAAGATGTACAATTTATAGCATTAGACCTGCAATATGCCGATTGTATGGTGTAGCTGAAGGCTTAGAATGTCCTTTTGGATGTAAGCCAAAGGAAAAAGAACTGAGTAGGCAGGAAGCTTACGCTTTAATAAGGGAACTAAGGGATATATGATTCTAAGTGAGGACAAGGACGAACTCGCATCACAATTAAGGTCAAGTTTATTAGAGTTCACGCAATTCTTCTATCCTTTGCTTACGGGTAGGCAATTTATTGTCTCTCAGCCCATTGGCCGTGAATCGCATCACATTACTATTTGTCGCGCATTAAGCGAAGCGGCACGTCTTGAAATCCCAGACCATCGATTGCTTGTAAATATTAGTCCTGGCTCGGGTAAGTCAACCTTATTAGCGATGTGGGTCGCTTGGACAATGGCTAAATGGCCTGATTCACGCTTCCTTTATATTTCATACTCCAAAGTATTAGCCGCTAAGCACACTGAAACAATCAAAAGAATTATGCAATTAGCGCATTATGTTTACTTATTTGACGTGAGGATTAGGCATGACTCCAAAGCAAGAGAATATTTCCAGACAACTTCGGGTGGAGCTGTTGCAGCATTTGGGTCAGGTGGTGCAATTACTGGGCAGGATGCAGGATTGCCTGGTCTCGCACGATTCAGTGGGGCAGTTATCATTGACGATGCCCATAAACCGGATGAAGTCCATAGCGACACGATTAGACAATCAGTTATTGATAACTATCGTGAAACCATTCAGCAAAGAGCACGAGGAATCAATGTCCCGTACATTTTCATTGGACAACGACTCCACGAGGACGATTTAGCAGCCTATTTGCTAGCTGGAAAGGATGGTTATAAGTGGACGACCGTTATTCTCAAGAGTATTGATGATGCGGGTAATGCTTTGTACCCAGAGGTTAATACGCTGGCATCATTGCAAATTAAGCAAGAACGTGACCCCTATGTATTTGCCTCACAATACCAACAAGACCCAATACCCGCAGGTGGTGCGCTCTTCAAGCCTGAATGGTTTGTGATGATGGAAGAAGAGCCCAATGTGTTATACAGTTTCATCACGGCTGACACGGCAGAAACCTCAAAGAGTTATAATGACGCCACAGTATTTAGCTTCTGGGGAATCTATGAAATTGAGTCCTACGGTGTAAAAACTGGCCAATATGGGCTACACTGGATAGATACGCTAGAGTGTCGAATAGAGCCAAAGGATTTAAAACCTACCTTTCTCGATTTCTGGCAACAATGTATGAGATATGCTAAGCCGCCACAAATGGTAGCTATTGAGAAAAAGTCCACAGGTGGCACGTTACTAAGCTTATTGGATGAGATTAGAACGGTCAAGATGATGGATATTCCAAGGACTCGTGAGCAGGGTAATAAAACAAAACGATTCCTGGAAGCTCAGCCTTACCTTGCGGAAAGACGTGTTTCCTTTCCCATGTTTGGTAAGCATGTGAAACTTTGTATTGACCACATGAGCAAGATTACAGCGAACGAAACGCACCGCTGGGATGATATAGCAGATACCGCAGCCGATGCGATAAGGATAGCTTTAATCGATAAAACAATTATATCATCACAGGTAAATGCGGTAGATTATACCCAAATGGCGAAATCAATGACTGGACAACAGAATAAGGTGAATAGATTGAGGCAAAATGCTTACTTACGGTGATGAAATAAAGCTATTTTTGAATGAGATGAGATTTATTCCTTCCGATAGTAGCGTATTGAATTATCCTTTAAGAGATTTATATAAGAAATTTTTTTTATATTGTTTAGAAAAAGAACCAGAAATGAAAAAAAAAGAATGGATATTATATAAACAATTTAGACAGTTAATGCGAGATAATAATTTTATAACGTTAAAATATAATGGAGTATTTAAAATATTTTATAATTTTGAAAAGTAGATAATTAAGATACAATAAATTCAAGCAGGGAAAGGATTTCTCTACAAGGAGCTACAACAATGAAGGACGTAGCAAAACGCTATCAAGATAATCTTGCGCGTATTAAGAAAAAAGTACGCAATGCGCACGATTATTTTAAAGACAATTACGACCGATATAATGAGTTCAGACGCTTTGTTTTCGACTCTTCATTGAAAGAAGACGAAATCACTTTACTTCAAACCATTGGCCGACCGCAACTAGAGTTCAACGTACTCGAAGCCTATATTAGCAGACTTCTTGGTGAGTTTTCAAAGCAAGAGCCTGATATTGAGGTTAACGCTTACGATGAAGATAAAGCAGACCCTATCACCATTAAGGTTGTTGAGCAACATCTAAAGCATATGTTTATGGATGACAATAACGAACACACCCGTTATGAAGTCTATAAAGACCTGCTTTCAGGTGGCTTTAGCACCATCAAAGTATTCACTGATTACGAACACCCCATGTCGATGAATCAAATCATTAAGATTCAGCGTGAAGAGCCCACACTCACGGGGTTTGATAAGCTGGCACGATTCTCGCATAAAGGAGACGGTCAGTTTTGCTTCCAGCTATTCCCTAAAGATAAAGAAGAGTTCCTTGAAGAAAATCCAGACATAAAACTGGAAAAATTAAGCTTTAGACGGGATTTTGCGGGATTTAATTGGTCATATCAAAATGACAACAGTCAAATTATTGTCGTGGCTGATTATTACGAGAAAAAACGCAAAGAAGAAACCATCGTTCAGGTGCGTGACGGTCGAGTAATGACCATGACCCAATACCGCAAGATGGTCGATTCATGGAATGATATTACCGTACCACCTACTCTCATTGGAAAACCAAGGAAAACCTTACTTGACAGTATTTGCCGTTATCGAGTAATCGAAAACCAGGTGCTTGAGTATGAAGAAACCGACTTTTCTCACTTGCCATTGGTATTTATTGACGGCCATTCGTTAATGATTAAAACACCAAAGAACGGCAACATCAGACAGGTAACAAGACCCTATGTCTATCATGCTAAAGGTGCGCAACGCCTTAAAAACTATGCGGGTATTTCCCTTGCTCATGAAATTGAAAATACGGTACAGCATAAGTTCATGGTGGCTAAAGAAGCCCTTCCAAAAGAGGAGGAATTTTTACAGGCTTACAAAGACACTCAAAAAGAGTCTGTGCTGGTTTATAATTCTGTTCA